ATTAGGATCTGCAAAGAAATACTTAGAACGAGACTTGCCTTCTTTGATGACAACATAACCATCATTCTGAAAGTCAAGTTCTGCGTTCTGATGAAGATTAAGTCCATTCAAAAACTGGTTCAGATCATAGATGCCAAAATCCTTAGGCAATTCTTCTTCAATCGTTGCCTCAGCAAGAATGTTTTTCATAACGCTAATTGTACGTAGCGAACTACCTTCCTTAAACAAAATTGATTGATTAATGGAAGAAAAGTTTTTCAGCAAGGTCAGGGTTTTATCGGAGAGTTTCATAATCAATTGTTTTCAATAAGGTTGAGATGGTTAATCAGAAGAATAGTATAGTGAAGAACTTTAAAAAGGTCTGCTCGGGGAGTTCCTTTTGTATCATAACGATCAATGTACTTGGTTACATTACCAGCACAAAATCCTTCACGACGATTGTGTTTGATTTTATCAAGAGTTTGTTCATTGCCACCACCAGTTCGGTCAACATAATGCTGTCGATATGTACCTTTAATATATTCTTCAAGTTGTTTTAGAATTTTATCCTCATTATATTTCCAGAAGTTATTAGTAGATTCGTTCATAATCAACGGTTGTTTTTTAATGTCAATGGTATCATTAGAGTTAATAGAAAACTCATACTTAGCCAAGTCAGGCATAATTTCAAAATCATTAATTGAATAAGGATGCTCATCCATAATAAAAAGAGGAGATAGTTTTATCTCCTCACATTCTATCAGGATTGAGGTAGTTGGTCAAGGTCGTAAGTTACATACTCGCCTTCAGGCATTTTAAAGTCAGCATCAACTTTATCATACAGTTCAAGGAATGCTTGCTTGGTTTCGTCATCAAAACGATTGGTGCAAACTTGAATTGCTTTTGCCTTATCATTGAAGATGCTGTAAGCACGAATGATATGAACCAGACGACGTGTGCTGATGATTTCTTCAATACCACCATCGTAGAAAGTTTTACGGATCACATCTGCCCAATCCACAAGGCGCTTGCAGAAGTCACGATCTTCCACACCAAGGTCCAGAGCAACACCCTCAAGAATCTTTTGTTCTGTTGCAGGAGCAGGATAAGACTGCTCAAAGGTCACAGGGAAGCGTTCCAGGAATGCCTCATTGAGCACGTTGGTGCCGATGAAGCGACCATCATCAGAACCTTTACCTTTAGTATTAGCGGTAGCCATGACGTTGAATCCTGAGGCAGGTTTCACCCAACGACCAATCTTCTTGAGGAACACTCCTTTACCTTCCAGAATAGATTGAAGACAAAGAATCTTGTTAGAAGCAAGGTCGATTTCATCAAGCAGGAGGATTGCACCACGCTCAAGTGCTTCAATCACAGGTCCATTATGCCAAGCAGTATTACCATCAACGAGACGGAAACCACCGATCAAATCATCTTCATCAGTTTCGATGGTGATGTTAACGCGAATCATCTCACGCTTGAGTTGAGCACATGCTTGCTCCACAGAGAACGTTTTACCGTTACCTGAAAGACCTGTAATGAACGTAGGATAAAAAAGACGAGACTTAATAATCTTGTAAATATCACTAAAGTTACCAAACTTGACGAAGGTATCATCTTTTTCGGGAATAAGATTTTGTTCGATAGGAGGGACCACGGAGGGTGCTTGATAAGTACGTTCGATTTCTTCTACTTTTTGCTGTGTCACTTCAAGATTCCATTTGCCACGACTAACTTTAAATTGATCAAGTTTTTTAGTTACAGTTTGATAGTTAGCATCGTTCAGATTACACCAAGCACGAATATCAGCGCCCGTGATTGTGTTTCCATACAGGTTCTGGAGGGAAGTGCGGATGTAGTCAGAGGAGAGTGCCATTCGTTTGTTTTGTTTCAACATAGTCATTATAAGAGGAAAGGGATCCCACTTGGGACCCCAGTGGTCAGTTCAAAAATTGGATCATTTGCTCTTCAGGCAACTAAGGAAATAAATTCACCAAGAACTTTTTTATTTAGCTTTTTAGTTTTCAAAGATTTTACAAAAGCGGATCTAATTTGTGATTTTGTTGCACCATCTTCAACTTCAAACTCAGTATTTTGAGAAAGCGCAGTTGAAGACATTCCAAAGTATGCATCATAACCAGACTTAGTGATAGTGAAACTCTTCAATTTCTTCCAATCGCTTTGGATTTTCTCATAATCTTTATCAAGTTGAGAATGATACATTTGAATGAAGCGACTTGCGTTGCGACTTTCAAGAACACGAATACCGATAAAGTTTGTCGAAGAGAACTTGTCTTTCAGGTTCCTGAGAAGAACATCGGTAAATTCATGATATGCATATTTAATTTGATAGGTAGTTCCAAGTTTACGATCACGAAGAAAAGTAGTCATTGGATGAATATATCCAGTTCCAAGACGAGGTTCTTTTTCCCAATGGCGAATAACTTCTTTGTGATGAACAAGTTGATTTGCTTCACCGTCAGTTAGAACAATACACTGAACTTTTTGTAGTTTATTCTCCTTTTGAAACTTAGGAAGAATCTGGTGAAGAGTAATCAGTGCTTCATTCAAAGGAGTTCCAGACAGAGCAAGACGATTTGAATAAGTATAGGGAGAACTATAAGTCCTACCAAAACAATAAGCAAGACGCCAAATATTAAGCATTTGATGCTCAAGCACACTACCAGAAATTTTACTGGTGAGAATATTCATCATAGAGAAAGTTTCATCAACAACCAAAAGACCATCTTTCTTCTGATAATGAGGAGTACGGTCTGCAGCAAGATATCGATCATTTTCATAATCATATTCACCACGACGCCATTCGTTAGTGAAAGCATAAACTTCAAAAGGAATAGATACTTTCTTGCAGAACCAAACAAGGTTAAAGAGTTGCTTACAAGTATCAAGCATCACTTCGCACATAGAACCACTCCAGTCCAGTACAAATACTAGACCGTGATTTTTTCCATCAGGAATCACAGAAACCTTCTTGAACAAGTCTTCATTATATTTGTAGGTATGAAGGCGAGTAGTATCAAGAACTCCTGTACGAGCAGTTGATGCGCGGGCATACTGATCTGCTGCCTTGCGACACTCAAACTCTTTTACCAGATAGTTAACTTCTTTTTGGGCAGAGGACTTGAACTTTTTAAACTCAGTGTCAGACTCTTTATAAAGATTTACTGGAGTCCATCCATTATCTTTAGAATGTTCATTATGGAGTTTCTGTTGATGAGAAAATGAATTATCAATATCTTTATGAACTTCAATATTCTTGCCAATAACAGTTTCAAGATTTACTTGAGGAACTTCAATATAAACATTTTCATACTCGTCGTTACCTACAAGGTCACGAATCTTATCTTCCAAAGATTCTGCAGTGCGAACTTCAGGTTCTTCTTTTTCCCCAGAAGATTTTACAGGAGTTTCATCACCTTGAGCGGTGCCACCATAGGAATCCTCAGACTCTTTTTCAGAAGAGTTATCACTCTCTCCTTCTTGATCAGAAGAGGAGTCATTAGTCTCCACAAAATCACTTGCAGGAGACTGAGAGTTCCCTTGAGTTTCATGAGAATCAAAGTCAGAAACTTTCTGCTGTTGCTCTTTTTCTTTCTTGCAGTACTTATAAAGTTCTTCTGCAGCAATCAAAGCATCGGCAAAACTTTCACATGCACCAATCAGATCAATGATTTCTTTTTCCTCGGGTTTGAAATCAAGAGTCAAGAAGTTGCCAATCTTAAAGTAAAGATTAGCACGGTCAGCAAGATTAAAAGTGGAAATATTATCATCAGCAACTTGAAAGAAATCTTCTTCATTCAGTTCTTTATACCCATTGAAGAAAGTCTTTGCAAGTCCAGCATACTTACGCTTCATCAGTTTCTCAATACGAGCATCCTCAACCACATTCACAAACTGCTGAGGGACCTTTACAGTCTCAGTCCAATCTTCATCTGGGGTAAAGAGCGCATGACCCACTTCATGACCCACTAGAAGGTCATACACAAGTCCACTTGCCTTTTCCCACAAAGGTAGTGTCAGAACACGAGTATGGACATTAAAGCAGGCGGTAGAGACCTTTTTATGCTCCACCACCAAATCCTCAGTAGCAAGTAGTTTGGCAAGTTGAGATTTGATTTCGTGAGAGACTGCCATTGAATTTTTTTCGTACAAAATAATTATACAAAAAAAGGAGGTCCAAAGACCTCCAAGTAGACAGTTTAGAAAGTGGTCTCAGTAAACTTTCTCCCTAGTTTTCCAAGTTCCACCATATTCTTTGCCCATTTGCTTCTTAAAAGCACTTATTGCTTTTTTTCTTACCTTTGATTTTGGATGATCCAAAACATTATCTAAAGGTGATCTTCCACTTGGCGCTTCGCCATGCTCTGGATCCACAAATTCTTCAAAGATAGCATACATCCACTCTTCACTCATGTTCATTGCAATCTTTTCAGCACTTTCAATACTATTTGCATATCCTTCATCAAGAAGATGCTCAAGAATATAAGTATATTCTTCACGATTCAGTGCTCTACCAAGTCTTTGCCCCGCTTTATAAGTATCTCTAATGGCAGGTACTTGAGCGGCTGCTCTACCAAGGGATCCACCCACAACAGGAGCAACTTTTTCAATTGCCTTTTGCTGTCTTTGCAATCCTTTTTTAACTTGAACTCTTGCTTGTCTGGCAAGTCTAGAATCACTAGCAGTATTTAAACCTTCAATTCCAGTTTTAACAGCGTTGCCTACGGTTTCTCCAGTTTTTCTTACCAGTTCAATGTCACTTTTTGCTCTTTTAACTACATTGCCAAGAGCTGCACCAAGTCTTCCGGCAATTCCGGTCTTAGTTTGTTGTGGAGTTGATGACGAAGGTGTTTGCTGAGATAATGCAGTAGAAGCTGCTTTTGGTCTCTTACCACTGATAGTTGATCCAGGTCTCTGCGAAGAACCAATTCTTTTTGTGGTTCCACCCATTTTTTGAATGGCTGCTTTAGTAGTGCTTTGTGGTCTACTACCTTTTGGACCAATCACAATCTTACCTTTATTGGCCGCCATTTTTTGAAGACGTGTTTGTGTTGCCTCACTCAGAGTATATTCTTCAGCAATATCATATACCCAATTCACAAATTCTTCTTCTCCAAGTTCTTCAATAAGAATATCAATTCCATTCTCATTTAAACCCATTTCATAAAAATATTCGGTTGCGATTTCTACTTCTTCAAGGAGTTCTTGTGGTTCATAAACCTGTTGGTAAGCTTCATAAAGACCAACTAATTGTTTTGGTTCCATTTGTTACAAATACTTTTTTAGTTATTTATAAAAAAAGAAGCGTCTCCGAAATTGAGACGCTTCTTGAGTGCTTGTCTTCGTGCTTTTGCTTGTCGAAGTGCTTGCGGTTTAAGTTTTCGTTTCTGAGGTTTCCCAGAATTGTGTTTCCAGTTTGGGACTTTCATTGTTCTTGGGTGGTTCAGACCATCATACGTGAAAAACCTTTAACTTTCTCAAATCGAATGACAGATTCAAATCTGTCCTCTAGTCCTGTCTTATGAGAAATAACAAAAATATTCGCATCCTTAATCACATAACGAATGATTTTAAGAAACTCTTCTGTTCCAAATCCGTCAAGTGAACTATCAAATACTTCATCCATGATAAGAAGATTTGTATTCACTGAATTTTTGACTCTCGCAACTTCCCTCCAAGTAAACAGAAGTGCAAGGTCAATTCTCATTTTCTCTCCTTCGCTAAAAGAGGCATATGAAAAATCTTCATGAATAGGTGACTGGACGGTTTCGTTAAATTCCTCATCAAGAGTAAAGTTAATATAGAAGTCCATCATTTGCAGATAGCGATTAACCTGCTGATTGATAAGCGGCAGATACTTCTTGATGATTTTGGATTTTACTCCACCGTCTTTAAGTAAACTATACGAAAAATCGTAATAGTTGATTGTGTCTTTTTTAGAAGCGAGTTCGTCGTATGTAGTTTTTAAGTTGTCT